CGCCACCAGCGCCGAAACCAGCCAGATCGGCAATGGCCTTCCAGCCCTTGCCACAGAAGCCCTGAGCAACGCTGTAACCCAGATCGTCGTCCTTGAACGCCGTCAGAGTCGGCTTGTACTCAAGCACGTTGTCATCATTGAGGGTCTGGTTATCCAGCTTGTCCAGCTTCACCTTCGGCATCAGCCAGTAGATCCACACCTCGCCCTCGTCGCGGTCATCCTGACCGACCAGAATGGCCCGGTAGTACCGGTTCTTCGGAGTGCTCGGAGCCGGAAGGACAACACCACCATTCGCAGACGGAGTCACCGACGAGAAGTCAGCCGCATGGATAAGCTCAAGAACCAGCTTCTTGTTCTCAAACATCACAAAGTCGAAAGAGGTCTTCTTCCGCGAGATGATGTTGCGAATCGGATCGGACTCGCCGTAAGCCTCAATGTCCTGCGAGGACATATCGACCATCAAGCTCAAACCGGCCTTCTTCTGGAAATGGCCCACAGAGTTGTACTCAGCCGGCACATCCAGGTCACCGGTAGCACCCTCAAGGGTTTCGGCCGCATCAGCCGAATACGGCGCGAGAAGCACCGTCAGGTTAAGCGGAGCGAGAGCCAGATCAGCCTTCGCATCCTTCAAATCATCAAAAACAGTCAACTTAATTCCTTAGAATAAAATAGAGCTTTCCTGAAGCTCAGAAATGAATCGGTCATACCGTTTGCGGCTACGCAAACCAACCCTTAGATAAAACACCGCAGTGACCACACGATTGTCGATCTGCTGCTCGGGTGTCAAAAGCTCAGGCCCAGAAACATCATCCGAAACCCAAACCGTGGCCGTGAACCCATCCGCCATCTCAATGCGGAAACCCTGCATAGGCAGGATCACCGACCTGACGAAATCGATCAGACGCCACGAGTCATCACGCGACGGACTGATCGCCGCCACCTGAACATGACACACATCCGAAAAGCGGTCATAGTCCACCCGAACACCGGGAAGGCGGAAGAACAACAACTGCGGATGAGGCTCAGGCTCATCCAGCCAGTCATCCGCACTCCAGCAGCCGCACTCCACACCGGGAAGGAGACGTGAGAACAAGTCAATCAGCATCGACTCGACATCAACGAACGTGTCCTCATACCAGTCAGGGAACTCAATGCTGCTCACGGGCCACCCCTCCACTGCTGCGCCGCACGACGCAACTCGTAGTAGCCGGGACGAGGCCCACGCCCACCATCAGGATCGCGCCGACGAGCCCTCTTGCTGTTCAACGTGCCCTGCTCGTGATACACGCCGTAGTAGAACGGCTTACCCTTCCACTCGGCCTGCACAGACGAATCGTTGATCGAAGCCACACCAATGATGCGATCCTTCTGCCTGCCGCCGATACGAACCTTCGCCTCAGCAGAAGCAGCCAACCGTCCGGTCTTCTTACCGACCTTCGCCTGATACAACCGAACAACCTCAAGAGCCCTACCGCGCAGCAACAAAGCCAACGGAGGCGAATTCAACGCGATCCGATACGCAGGGCTCTGCCGGTACTGCTTCGTCTCAATGTCGTGGAGGAAATTCCTCCCCCTCGGATTGCTAGCCATTCATCGACTCCAACTTGAAACACACCCACACGTTCCCAAACACGGCAACCTCGTGAGGCTGCTCCCAAACAGCATGACCCACAACCGAATAGCGTTCACCATTCCCACGCTCAATCCTGTCACGAGCCCTCAGATCAGAACCCTTCACCACATACACATGCGGTGTGCCGCTAGCCGACTCAGCACGATCGAACTCGCCCATCGACCGGGATAAACCACTACCCCAATCGAAAGCAACATCAACCTCACCAACCGGCTCCTTAGACGGATTACCCTTACGGTCAGTGCCGCCACGGTAAACAGTCACCGGCTCAAGGGCGAGCATTAGGAACCCAAGACTGGTCATAGCCAGGATCATTCGGCCAAATAACCGGCATAGGCTGACCATCCACAAACAGATGACCAACACGACCCCAGTTGGCCTTCTCGCCGCGAGAAAACCCGACAGTGAAAAGACCGTTATTCAACCTCGGGCGGTGCCGCTTCAGAATCGCCAACTCTGCCAGCGTGAAGAAATTCTTCGGTGGCTTATCGTAGCTCTTACTGAACGGGCCCATCGACTCCTGTGTAACCCCATCAGGATTCACCAGAACACGCCGCGCCGCAGACAGCACAACATACATAACGTCGGACGGCACTCCGACCGGGGCGTCAGGCCAAGGCTGGCCCGAAACGCCTCTTGCCCAAGCGGATACCGCATCAATAATGATATCCGCCTGGTCAAGATCGGCACCGGAGAACGTCCGCTTCATCAACCTCTCAAGGTCAGATACGGACGCTAACGGATTCATAGGGTTTAGTTTTCAACCTTCGGAGCGGCAGCCTTCTTCGGCGCAGCAGCAGCGAGCTTCATCTTCACGCCGCGAACGAACGAGCCGTCCTTCTCGGTGATGACCTTGTAGCCGGTGAACACATCGCACAGCGAACGCAAACCGATCTCGGAGTAGCTCCAGTCAGCCAGCCACCGCAGAGCAACATTGTCGGCACCATAAGAAGCCGAAGCAACAATGCCCTCAGAGATCTTCGGGGCCCGGTTGACGTACACAAACGCAGTCGGATGCCACTCGTAAGCAACGTCCGGCTCAATCGCGTTGGAACGGAACGCCTGCATCCCGGCGATCTGACCCAAGTAGGCCCTACGCAGCGCATTGCTGTCACCGGACTGCTGGGCGTAACGGAACTGCGGATCTTTCAGGATCGCCGCTTCCACAGCACTACCGACAACCAGAACCCGGTTGGCGTCAGGCACATTCGCATCGTTGAGCTTCTTACGGGCGTCAACAAACGCCGGGAAGGTGTCAGACGGATCGATGTCGATGACCTCGTCATAAGGGGCCGCATCGACCAGCTTCTCAACGATCAGATCTTCCAGCTTGTAAGCAACAGCCGAAACCTGCGGGAACAGCACCTGGCGGGCGAAATCCCGAATATCAAGTGTCCGCTGCTCATCCGTCAGCTTGATCGCGGAGTACACATGCTCGGTGAGTTGCACCGGGATGTTGTGCTCAACCAGATCGTCCGTAGTCAGGCTCCGATCAGTGTCGCGCAGAGTACGGGTATGCGCGCCGGCAATCGCGGGCACGCGGATGTTGATGGTGTCATTAGCGGAGCCGCCGAAATCACCAAGGCCATCAGTGGTCACCAGTGCCTGAAGCACCCGCTGCCGCTGAAGAATCTCAACCGCAGTCTCAACAACGAGACTCGGTTTGACAAAAACATGTCCAGCCAATTTAGCTAACCTTTACAAAGGGTCTACACATATCCAAATGTGCAGACGATTCAGTTTTTAAATTAAAAGTTGAGGAATCCACCCATTTTGTCAACGATGCTCTTCGCGTTCTCCTCAATCTCAGGCTCACTGTTAGTGGCCTGAACACTCACCTTCGGAGCCTGAGACAGCGGCGCACCCTGGCGCTCACTACGAGGCAAACCCTCAAGCATGTCATTGATATCGGAGATGATCTCGTCGTCGGAGTCTCCCTGCACCCGGCCCCAAAACTTTTCCGGCAAACCCATCTCGCGAGCCAAAGACTCCACAACACGGGTGCGCTCAAGTTTCTGATACCGGCCATTCGCCTCAGCCAAGCTTTCCTCAAGCTCAGTCAAGCGTTTGTCCTTCTTCTCATCCACAGAGAGCTTCGCGTCCTCAAACTCCTTGAGCCGTGACGCAAGTTCATCAACCTGCTTCTGATACTTCTTCTCCGCGCTCCGCTGGGCGCGTTCCAGTCGGCTCTTAAGAGCCGCCTCAAAATCTGACTGACTGTTGATCGGTTTGAAGCCTTCGTCGCTCTGCTCAACTTCGGGTTGTGCATCCTCGACAACGGGTTTCGACTCATCCCCAGCAACTCGCGAGTCTGCTGGGACTGAATCACTCTCAAGGCCGCTGCCGCCCATAGCAAAGTCGGCAACTGTCACCGATTCAGCTTGCTCAGACAATTTATTACCCCTAAACCGGCCGTAATAGCGCAGCCGTATCGCTTACCTAGAAAAACCTCTAGTTGGTTTGAATCTTGCAACTCAGCGGCCACCATGCCCTCTTGGCTTGATTGCACCTGGCACAAATTGGCCGAATGTTGCAAAGCATGTGCGCCCCACCCTTGGACAGTGGCTTCACATGATCTATCTGATCGGCCTCGACGCCGCAGACCCAGCACTTGTAGCCGTAGTATTCAAGCCGCCAAATCGTGGACTGGTAATTGAAATACTCGACCACGCATCCATAGGACTTGGCCCTCGACACCGACTGCCAACGCCAACGCCGCTTCTTCAACTTATCGGGGTTGGCTTTGTCCCACGCGGAGTTGCGGGCATAGGAACACGGCTTGCAGTTTGCGTGCAGACCTCCCCTGCCCTGAGCATCCTTGTGGAACTCACTTACTCGCTTCTCGGTATTGCACCGCTTACAGACTTTCGTTACAGACATCCCAGTCCTTCGATTAAAATGCTGCATCGTGTCCAGCGGTACTACCGACGAGGGATTCGCCCTCTCCCAGCCTTAACGCAAGCTGTCCACGTCACTCTGTGAAACTTTTTCCGGCTATGAAGACAATGCCTTCACTTGCCGATCCCACCACCTCGCGTGCGGGGAACTAGCACCCAACTCCTGGGCCACAAGCTCCC